ACAGGCATGAACGAGGAGTTGAAGCCGTGCCCGTTCTGCCCGCCAGGTGAGCCGGTAGAACTCGAATGTAACGGGCATTGTGACACATCACCGACTGGCGTCGAGTGGTGGGTGCGCTGCCGCAACGATGATTGCCCGATTGATATTCCTTTGGGCTGGCCTACGAAAGAAGCCGCTGTTGCCGTATGGAACACGCGCCCTGTCGAGGACGCGCTACGAGCCAAGTGGGACGCGGTGCCGTGGGATGCAATCATCAGCCTGCAACAGCGCGCTCTCGACTTCGACTTAACCGAGGACGATACCATCCTTGATGAATGGCTTGCCGCCAACGCACAAGGGGAGCAAGCATGAGCACACTCAGCGCGCTGGTGCTCGTGCTCGTGTTCGGTGCGGGCGTGGTGGCTGGCTTCTGTGCGCTGGCACTCTACGCCGCGCTCAAGATAGTGGGGGGTGGGAAGTGACGATCTATCCGTGGGATTACTTCAACAGTGAAGATTTAGGGAGTGGCAACACGACGAATGGAATGCAAGGGCCGTGGATTGAGACGCACGGATTGTTCGGCAGCTACACAATCTACGACACGTCGCCAACGTGGCCGTGGCCCGAGGCGGAACTTGCGCCCACGGCACGCGACATGCAGCGGCGCATGACCGAACTCGAGCGCAAGGTGCACCGGTTGGAGACGGCGCAGCGGCGCTGGCCCAAACGCAAGGCGCACCGATGACGGGAGGAACTTGTGAACGAAATTCTTGTATCAAAACACGTGTGGGGGCCGGTTGGGGGCAAGGTACAGACGTGTGGCCGTTGTGGAATGGTGCGCCGGTGGGAGAAACAGCCGGCGCATATCCTCAACTGGTATTACTACCGGAACGCCAGGGCGCGCAAGTCTCTGCCCATAAGCAATCCAGACAGTGACCAGTGGCCACACGATTATTGCCATCATACATTGGAGCGAGGAGAGGAATGAATCAAAGGAGAGTTCAGAGCGTGTTGCCTCTTGACACCACCTACGACTCCGCCATGCATTGCGGGACTACCGTCGCAGAGCGGGACTCGAACCCGCATCTCTCCTACCGCCAAACATTATAGCACAGGGAGGAACTTGTAATGTCACCTGTGGAGAAACTGACCGTGAAACTCGATTTAACGCACTTGAACATTCAAGCATATTTAGGCCAGTTGCGAACAGTGGTTGGTGGCGGCACAGTGGAGATTGCTTGGGACGGCAGCTACTGGCACGTATCGAGCACGCGCCTGCGCTCGCGAGGCAATGCCGACACACTAGAAAAGGCTATCGAACTTATGCTAGACGTGCCCGACGATTGGCGCTTCAAGGATGAAGCATAGTGAACATCACCGAGAACGCGCTCAAAACGCTTCTACAGAAGAATCCCGACATACGCACGCAGGACGATGTGCTACAGCGCGAGCCGATGACGCCCGCCGCCCGGACGTGGCTTGCGGCGGACCGCAAGAAGCTGGAGGATCGCTTCCTGGCGTGGTGGAAGAGCATCGGCGGACCTGAGCTTGCGCGCGAGTATCGCTTCGCGCCGCAGCGCCGCTTCCGCGCCGACTTCTGCCACATGGCAAGCAAGACGATTGTGGAGATCGACGGTGGCCTACATATAAGCGGCGCACACAACAGCCAGCGCACCTATGCCTACCAGCAAGAGCGCGACAGGATAGCACGTGAGCTCGGCTATGAGGTCATGCGATTGGGCACGGGGTTCACATTGGAACAGGTTGAAGATGCATTGGATACAGTTGTAAGGAGATCCCCCCGATGAGCGACACACTAACGGCGCAACCCAGAGCGGTGCGCATCTACAAGGCGTTGATGGACGGACCCAAGCGCGTGAGCGAGTTGCGGGAGTTGGTTGGCATGTCAGAGCGCGGCGTATATCGCATTCTCGAAAATATCACGTGTGAAACGACGCTAACCAACTCGGGCGGCTACTGGTATCTGTTGACCACAGACGAACAGCGCACGCTACACCACATTGTTGCGCAGATGGAGCGCGAACTTGCCTCAGCGCGCACGGGGCAAGCCTTTGCGCATTCGATGAAGATTGCCGATGTCACGGCGCTGCACACCATTCTCCGGCGCTTCTTGTACACGCCCGAACCGGATTGAACAGGGCGTTCACGCGGGCGTGGTAGTGTGCGATGGGAGAGTTCGTGTAAAACACGCGAGAACACACATGCCAAAGGGAGTAAGCGGAAACCCCAAAGGACGCCCGCCCAAGAATCGAGCACTGACTGAGATACTTGAGCGGGCCGGGGCCGTGCAGGTTGACATAAGCGGAAAGAAGGTGAGCGGCAAAAAGCTGCTCGCCTCTATGCTTTGGGAGGCGGCGACCACAGGCAAGGTGACGTTGCCGGATGAGACAACGCTTGCTTGCGACTTCGACCAGTGGCTGGGCGTCGCCAAGTTTATTTATATGCAGACGGACGGGCCGCCGAAACAGGCTGTTGATCTGGGGGGCGAGGTGCGGCTGAATCACATTATCGAGGTAGAGATTGGGCGTAGAGACAGCGATCCGCCACAGGATACGGCACACGACGATCACGCGTCCACAGCGGGAGTTCTGGGAGAGTAGCGCACAGTTCGGTGCGTTTGTGGGTGGCGTGGGTTCCGGCAAAACGCGCATTGGTTGCTTGCGTGTCTTTAAGCAGCCGGCAGGCTCGTTGGGCGTTGTGGCTGCGCCAACCTACCCCATGCTGCGCGATGCTACGCTGCGCACCTTTCTGGAGATGGCACGCGAGGCAGACATCCTTGCCGACTTCAAGCAATCCGAAATGCTCGTGCGGCTCGTCAATGGCAACGAGGTCATGTTTCGCAGCGCCGACAATCCCGACAGACTGCGCGGTCCCAACATCGGCTGGTTCTGGCTTGACGAGGCCGCCATGATGCCGGTGGATGCGTGGAACATCATGTTGGGCCGTCTGCGCGAAGCACCGGGGCGGGCGTGGATTACCACCACGCCACGCGGCGACAACTGGATTTATGAGCGGTGGGTGCGCAACCCTCTTCCCGATTATGCAGTTGTGCGCTCATCGTCACGCGACAATCCTTTTCTGCCGGCGGGTTTTGTTGATAATCTTCAGGCGGCATACACGTCGCGCTTTGCACGCCAGGAGATTGAAGGGGAGTTCCTTCTGGACGTGCCGGGGGCGCTGTGGACACGGGCAACGATTGACAACAATCGCACGCCGGATGCACGGGTGATGAAGCGCATTGTGATCGGCGTTGACCCGAAGGCAAGCGCAGAGGCAGAAAGCGAGACCGGCATCATCGTCATGGGCCTCGGTGCTGACGGGCACGGCTATGTGATAGCCGACTACAGCATCGATGGCACGCCCGAACAGTGGGCGCAACGCGTAGCGATGGCCTATGAAGAGCATCAGGCGGATCGGGTAGTGGTGGAAATCAACCAGGGTGGCGACATGGTAACGAGTGTACTTAGAGCGACCGGCGTGCGGCTGCCGATTCAGACGGTGCGCGCCAGTCGGGGCAAGTACACTCGGGCCGAACCGATAGCGGCCATGTATGAGCAGGCACGCATTCACCACGCCGGCCACTTTCCGGCGCTGGAAGATCAATTGTGTTCATGGGTTCCGGGCGATGCGAGCCCCGATAGACTTGACGCGCTGGTTTGGTGTGCAACGGCGCTTATGCTGACGAATCAGGCGCAACGTCCACGCGCAAAGGAGTATTGACCATGCTGGATACATTTCGCCTGACGCCGGAGCAGCTCGAGCGTTACATTCACATGCAGAGCCTGGTTGACCGGCAGCAAGCCGCCGCCGACAAGGTGAAAGCCTTGCGCGCCTACTACAGCGGCGAGCACCCCGTCATGCTCACGGACAGGCAACAGGAGTTTCTCGGGCCTCTTCTGAACAGCACCGAGTTTACCTTCGCGCACAATCTGGTGCGCGTGGTCATCAACACGCTCTCCGAGCGGCTGAGCGTAAGCGGCTTTGCGATCAATGGCGTGACTGCGGCAGAGGATGACAGCGCCGCAGGCGCGGCGGCGCTGTGGGCATTGTGGAAAAAGTTAGCGGCGGACTTGCTCGAGCAGGAAGTGTACCCGAACGCTATGCGCGACGGGCGCTCCTATTTGATGGTGGACTTCGACAGTGAGACGCAAGCGCCGCGCTGGGTGGTGCATGAATTAGACGACGGCAGGAGCGGCATTGTCATGCACCGTGATCCGGGCAACCCGCGCAACGTGCTCTTTGCCACGCGCTACTGGTGGACATTTGACCCGCTGCAACCAGGTACAACCGGTGTGGCGCGTAAAACCGTGTACTTGCCGGGCGAGATTCGCAAGTACAAGCAAGCCGGCACGCAAGCACTTTGGCAACCCGTGCTTGATGAAGGCGACACGGTGTGGCCGATTCCGTGGGTGCATAAAAGTGGCGCACCAATGGGTATCCCCGTATTTGAGTACGCCAACCCCGGCGGCGCGGAGGCGGAGAACTTTATCGGTATGCAGAACGCGCTTAATAAAAGCTGGCTTGACCTTGTGGCCGCGGCGGACAGCGCCGGCTTCCCGATTCTGAGTATTGAGTATCCCGACCCCAACGCGCTGGGGCCGATGCAATCGGACGCCGATATTGAGGGCGAAGACGAATTCAAAATTGGGCCGGGGCGCTTCATTGAAATTCCGGGCGGCTCATTGCGCCGGCTCGAGGCTGCCAACCTCACGCCCATGCTTGATGTGATCTGGGCGTTGACGGCTGCAATTGCCGGCGTCTCGCGCACGCCGCAATACTATTTGCGCCCCGTGGGTGGGGCTGACGTTCCCTCCGGCGAGGCGCTGAAGCAACTGGAGAGCGGGCTTGTAGCGCGCGCCGTCAAGCGCCAGCGCGTGTGGGGGCAGGTGTGGGAGGACGTGCTGCGCATGACAATGCGCGTCTCCGAAACGTTTGGTGCAGGGCTGGGCATGGACTCAGAGTCATCGATCACTGTGCAGTGGGAGGACCCGAACACGCGCAACGATTTGGTGATGGCGCAAACGGCGCAAGCGCACAAGGCGTTGGGTGTACCCGATGACCAGGTGTGGCAGTTGCTCGGCTACAGCCCCGAAGAGATAGCGGAATTCAAGTCTACACAGAACGCAGACAAGGCGGCGCAAGTAGCGGGCATTGCCGCGGCGCTGCGCACGCAACAGATTGGGAGTGTCAACAATGGCGGAAACGGTAATCCTGTACAGCCCGGAGGGGGAAGTGCTACCGGTGGCAGCGCCCAGCGAAGTGCGGCGCCTGGAAGCGGCGGGGTGGACGCGGGAAGCGCCCGCGCCTAAGCCAGAGAAGCTGGCGCGCGTACCAGTGCCCAAGGCGCGCAAGTGAACCCGCTGATTGCCGCACTGGTTGCCGCCGGCGTGATTAGCGCAGACGAGGCGGCCACTCTCAATCGCATGATGGACAGCAACGTGCTGCGCGCCGAAGCGGAGCAGCGCATTGCCGCGGCCTTTGCGGGCGGGCTGGAGAATCAGCGCAGCCGCCTCATTCGCGCGCTTGACGCACAGAACGCAGACTACAGCGATCCGGCCCTCGTGCGCCTCTTTGCAAGCGAGAATGATCTACTGCTGCGCGACGTGCTGCCCGCGTTGCAAGGCGTTGCGCAGGATGTGGCGCTGTCCAGCATCATCCGTTCGGGAGATATGTCGCAATGGCGCACGGTGAATCAGGCGGTCATCGACTGGACAGACGCGCACTATCGCAGCGTGGCAGGCGACGCGCTGGGCAGCATACCGAACCTCAACCAGGTATCGCGCGGCGCTGTAGCGAACGCCGTGCAACGTTGGCAGCGCGGCGAGCTGAATGATGGCACGGGGCCGCTTGGCTTGCCACGCCTGATCGCAGAGTTGGAAAGCGTTGAGGAGTTTGGCGCAGACAGGGCGGCGCGCATTGCAGTGACTGAGACCGGGCGCATATTTGCGGAAAGCGAACGGGCGGCGGCGCTGGCAAATGAGAACATGGTGTGGCTCGTTTGGCAGACTTCCTCAGATGAATTTACGTGTCCCATTTGCGGCGGGCTGGAAGGCGCACGCATTGCGAAGGGTGAGGCCACGTTCCCCGGCGGGTACTTCCCGCCAGCGCACCCGAATTGTAGGTGCTCCGTTTCCTCTCTGACCGAGTATGCAGCGGAGGCGCTTGAATGAACGTAAATCTTCAGTATGATTCAGCGGCGGCACTGGCGACGGTGCGCGCCGCGCCGGGCGCTGTGCAGCGCGCCATGTTTGCCGCGGCGGACGATGCCACGGCGCTGTGGCTGGTGCAGATGCGCCGCTCTCCCTCGCCGATTGCGCTGCGCGTATCCGTGAGCACAAGCGGAAGGACGCGTTCGCGCTTGGGCAATGGCTACAAGCGCACAGGCACGCTGCGCAAATCGTGGCTTGCCAAGAGGACGCGGCGGGAGGGTAATTCTGTGATTGCTGAGGTGGTAAGCAGCGGCGAGATTGCGCCGTACAACGTGTATGTGCAAATGGACGCCATGCAGGCATGGATGCACCAGGGCCGCTGGGAAACCGAGGCGATGGTAATTGAGCGCACGCGTGGGAAGGTGGAACAGATGGCGGCGCGGCGTCTGAATGACGCGTTGCGCAGCTTGCGCTAGTTGGGCGGATATGAGCCGCGCGCGGCGTAGATGCGGGCAAGCTCGAGGTTGATTGTGTCAAGAGTGGCAAGGCACTCATTGTTGCCAGACAAACCCATGCCTGACGTACTGGCAGGGCCACAGTAGGCAACTGCGTTCTTCATGTAATACTCCACGACTGCAAGTGTTGCCGGAGCGGGGAGGTGACTGGCGAATGTCTGGTATACCTTGTTGTACTCGAGGATAGCCGCACCGTCTTTGGGTCGGTTTATGACTCCGCTCATTTTGGGGAGCATGTTCCCGAGTGGCGTGAAGACACTATCCAGGTAGGCGATCTCTTCATCGCTCCACACAGGAGCAGCGGCTTTGGCGGGCGTAGCGCAACCGGCGAGCAACAACAGGGCGCACAGTAGCAGGGCGATTCGGGCATTCATGGCTTGGCTCCGTTCGTTTGGTGGGCGATACCGACATCATAGCACAAAAAAGGGTTCAGGTGATTCGCCTGGGCCTTTTGCTTTTGCACTTTTTGTACATACCCGCGTGCTAGGTTGGGTGCAACAATCTTTCACGCCGACGGGCGGCAAAAACGGAGAAACCCAAAAATGCCAGACGAAACGACAGCAACAGCCCCGGCCGCGGATGCAGGTACCCCCCCGGCACAGGACGCAAAGCCCGCACAGGACGGTGACGCCACCGGCAAACAGGCGGAACAGGCGGGCAGGACATTTACGCAGGTTGAGTTGGATGCGTTTGTGAAGGAACGACTGGATCGTGCAGACCGCAAGGCTGCCGAGGCCACTGCAAAGGCGCGGGCCGAAGAACAGCGCAAGGCAGCCGAAGCACAGGGCGAGTACGAGAAGCTTTACAAGGCGGCGCAGGCCGAATTGGAGAGCACGCAGGCGCGAGCGAGGGCGCTGGAATTGGCGGCCATGCGGCGTGACGTTGCGGCAAAGACGGGCCTGCCGGCGGCGCTGGCGGAACGGCTGCAAGGCGACACGCCCGAGGCGCTGGAAGCCGACGCGAAGATCATCCTGGCGGCGTTGCCCAAGCCGGCTGCGCCCAATCTGAACAGTACCGGCGGTGCGCCGCCTCCGGCAGGTGATGTAAGTGAGGAATATCGGCGCGAGATGGCGGCGCGCTTCGGAGTGAATGAGAAGTACTTTCAGGTCAAGGGGGTATAGCAATGGCTATTGCACGCGATACGGTTGCAAAGAACGTCAAACCGCTGGAGGGCGCGCTCGTACGGCGCTTCACCGCGGGTGCGGCGATTGCGGCCGGCGAAGTTGTTTCTATGAGTTCAGACGGTTTTATCGACCCGGCGATTGGTACTGGTCTCGCTGGTATCAAGACGCTTGGGATTGCATTGCCGTCGCGCAACGGCGGCGGCGACTATGCCGCGGCCGATCTGGTGGACGTGGTGGTGTTCGGCGCGGTGCAATGCGTGACCGGCGCGACACCCGGCGCCACGGTGTTTGTGAGTGACACGGCGGGTGAACCGGCAGAAACGGCAGGCACGAAATCCGGCGTTGTCGGCATCGCCATTAGCACCACGGCGATCCTCGTCAACGCGTATCAGGTTGCATGGGCATAGGGAGAACTAGACAATGGCAACATATGGGCCTCGCGGCACGAGCGAACTGGTGCAACTGACTGGCTGGGATGCGACCGCGCTGCGCAACTATGCGCTGCGAGACGGCACAACCTACGCCGAAATCGTCTCCCTGATGACCGGTGCAATTGGCGCATTCAACGCAGAGATGTACAGCGATCCGCTGTGGTCGTCTCTGGTTGGCTACACCGATGAGCCAACTGTGGAATACCGGGTGGGAAGCAGCAACGGCTTTGAAGAGCACACCGAGTTTGGGCGGGCGGACAGCAAGCGCGCCGACACCGAAGGGCACATGCTCCCAATCAAGCCGTATGACCGCATGTTGGGCTGGACATGGGACTATCTGCGCAAGGCGCGCCGTTCGCAGATTGAGGCGGATATTGCCGACTCGATTCAGGATGCGCGCAACCTCTTCCGCAAGGCCATGCTGCAACGCCTGATCAAGCGCATTGATGACAGCGGTGCGGCGCTCGGTCTCGGTTCGGCGGGCTACTCTCCGGGCTTCGCAACGACTGCGGCTTCCACGGCTGTGGACTTTGTTCCGCCCGCGTACGGCGGCAACACGTTCAGCAACACGCACGAGCACTATGTGGCGGCGGCAGGCGGCTGGAGTACGGCCATCCTTCTGGACGTGCAAGCCGAGCTGCGCGAGCACGGCCACGAGGCTCCGTTCTATCTGCTGGCCTCACCCTCCGATGAGAGTGTGCTTCTGGGGCTCAGCGGTTTTGTGCCCGCGCCCAGCACTACGGTGCGCTATGGCACGGACAAGGACCTCGCCAACATCGCGCAGACGAGCATCACTCCGGGCGTCTACCCGCTGGGTGCGTATGCGAACACGTTTGTGTTTGTTGTGCCGGGAATGCCACAGTACTACGGTTTCGGCTACAAAACCTACGGCGCGAACAGCCAGCGCAACCCGCTGCGCATTCGCCTCGAGAAGGGGATGACGCGGCCGCAGATTGTGGCGCACCCGCATCCCGAGATGCCCAATGGCCTCGCGCCGATTCAGAACCTCATGCTCTTCACCGAGTTTGGCGTGGGCGTGGCAGACCGCACCAATGGTACGGGGCGCTACGTGAACAATGCCACATGGTCGGACGGCACGGCCACCTAACACGGGCCTTCGGCTATCTACTGAGGTAGCCTGGCGTAAAGGGGGCGGAAACCCGCCCCCTAAACCTGTGAGGTGCAGAGCATGGCCTACGCAACCGCAGCCGGAGTCGCGAGCCGCATCCCCGGTGTTGGACTGACAGCAATCAGCACACCCGACAGCAGCCAGGTGCAAATGTGGATTGCTCAGGGTGCGGCGCAGATTGACCGCAAGCTGGCCGGCGCAGGTTACGCAACCCCTGCGCCTGTGAGCGCGCTTGTCTACCCCGAACTTGTGGCGCTGAATGAATTGTACGCAGCGGCGCAAGCTCTGCGCGCCCGCGGGCTGGACAGTGTGAGTGGGGCGGGCGAGATGCGCAGCGATGTATGGATGCGCGAGTTTGCCGCGTCACTGAATGACCTCGTGCGCTCAGACTTGACCGCCGCAGGCATGATGCAAGCGACGATCACGGGCGTGCGCCCACAACGCGTGCGCTCGCTGCAAGTGCGGCGCATTGATGGCTATAGCCGCAACCGTTATCCGAACGAGGCCGCTGAATGAGTGACGTAACGGTGCAGGTTGAGGCACTGGTTGCCACGCTGCAAGCAGCATTGCCCGAGGTGGATGCGGCAAGCGTCTCCGGCTACCTGCCGGCGATTGACACGGAACACGTCGCGTTGATTGGGACGGCGCTGGGGCACACGGACGACGCATATATCTATGGCAGCGGCTACATGCACGTCGTGCATCGCGTGCCACTGGAATTTTGGGTAAAGTTCGACGTAGGCGATCAGGCGGCGGGGATTGCACTAGCGCGCAACATCGGCTATCGAGCCATGCGTGCGCTGGTGGCCGGTGACGGCGTAAACGGCTACACGCTGCAAGCCGCCGGTGACGGCGCGGTGATGACGGGTGCAGTGGACCCGACGCCGCTCGACCCCGGCTCAAGTGGCATCCCTTTCCTGCGCTACAAGTTGACGGTGGGGATCATGCAGAAAGAGGTGGTGTAAGTGCTCAAGTACATCGGCGATGGCGCGTACATTCATGGCGTGCCGGCGCGTGATCTGACAGACGACGAAGAGAAGGAACACGGCAAGCTGATTCGCGAGCAGGCGAAGGTGAGCGGCGCCGTGCTTTACGAGAAGGTGGACGAGAAGCCCGCCAAAGACGCGCCGAAGCGCGACAAGGAGTAGACGATGGCATACGGAGCGTTTCAGCATTCGAAGGTCCAGCTCGGACGAGAAAGTGTGGCTGGAACGGGCATTCCAGCCACAACGATTTGGCGCGGCGCGTTTGCCAACATTTCAGATGCGCGTGAGCGGCAGATTGTTGATGAGCAAGTGGGCGTGCTTATCAATGCAGAGCGCAGCTACGACAAAAGTTACCTTGCCAAGCTTTCCATGCCCAGTACGCCGCTCACATTCGAGCAGGTGACGCACATTCTCGAAGCGGGCGTTAAGACCGTCGCGCCGACAGGGGCGGGCCCGTACATCTACGCCTATGCCATGCCGACCGGCAACAATGTCAACACGGTGAAGACCTACACAATCGAAGCTTACAACGTGCAAGTGACGGGCGACTATCGGGAGATGGATTACTCGGTGGTTGAGGAATTCACCTTCGATGCGAAGGCGGGCGACTCGTGGATGATGGCCGCTAACTGGTTTGGGCGTGGCCCCAAGACGGGCACGCCCACGGCGCTGAGCACACTGCTGGCGGTGGAAGAGGCGCTGCTCACCAAGACGAAACTTTACATTGACGCGAGCGGCGGCACGATTGGCACCACGCAGAAACTTGGCGTGCTTATGGGTGCATCCTTCAAGGTGAAGACGGGCCTTGTGCCCGTGCCTGTGGGTGACGGCACGCTGTACTTTGTGGCGACCAAGTTCGTCAAGCCTGAGGTTACGTTTAGCCTGACGCTGGAGCTTGAGGACGGCGGCGTAGTGGCCGCAGAGCGGGCGGCGTTTGAGGCGAATACGGTGCGCCTGCTGCAACTGACATGCGAGGGCTCGACAGCTTCGCGTAAATTCGTGATGAAGACTGCTGCCAAGTACGACTCGATTGCTGATTACTCCAACAGCAACGGCAACACAACTGTCACGCTGAATGGGCATTCGGTCTACTCGAGCACGGATAGCCTGTTCTGGGGCATGGATGTAACCAACGCGGGGGCGACGATTCCGTAATGAGTGGATTCTACGCAGAGCAAACCGAGACCGTAGACCTGGGCAAGGGCAACAGTGCCACGTTACGCCGGCTCACGTATGGGGAAATAAGCGAACTGCTATCGGCGTGCCGTGTTGCCGGCGGCGAAATTGATTATGTGCGCTACACGCGCGGGCTTGTTGAAAAGGGCGTGATTGGTTGGACGGGGCCGGGCTTCGAGGGCCGTGAAGTGAAGGTGGAAAATATCCGGGCTCTGCCGGCGAAGGTGGGCAGCAAGCTTGCCAGTGCGGCGATTGCGCTGAACAAGGATATTGAGGACGACGAGGGAAACGAATCCGGCGGGGCTACGAACTCAGCATAGTGCATGGCGTGAGTAGCTCCGCCGCGCATCTTTCGGCGGACGATAGGGCGGCGCTGAATGCGGGGCGCTACGGGCCGGCTGTAGCGGTAATGCGTGAAATGGGGTGGAGCTGGCCCGACCTGTGCGCCGCGCCCTTTGACCTGGTGCAAGAGATTATCATCCGCCTCGGCGCTGAAAATGAGGCGCTCGACAAGAAGGACAAACTGCGCGCCGGAGAATCGCACCGATGACAGACATCCCCCTACGCTGGGTAGGCACTGACGCAACTGGTTCCGCCGCAGCGAGCGCGAAAAAGAATATCGAAAGCGTTGGCAAGGCCGCCGGCACATCGCAGGGCGGCGTGCAAGGGCTAGACAAAGCCATCGGCCAAATGAGCGGCGGCCTCTCGGGGCTGGGCGCGATCATCGGCGTTGGCGCTATCGCCGCGCTCGCTGGGCAAGCAGCGGGCGCTGTCGTCGAAATGGCGAAAGCGTCCGAAGCGTCCTCCATGTTGCGCTCCTCATTCGACGGGCTTGCCACAACCGCGGGCACGACCGGTTCTGCAATCATGGCCTCCATGAAGCAAGCCAGCGGCGGCGCAATCAGCGAATACAATCTTATGTTGTCCGCCAACAAAGCCATGATGCTGGGTGTGGCAAGCAGCGGCGAGGAAATGGCAAAGCTGCTTGAGATTGCCACGACGCGCGGGCGCGCAATGGGCCTGAGCACGCAGCAGGCGTTTGACAACCTCGTGACGGGCTTGGGCCGCGGCAGTGCGCTGATTCTGGACAACCTCGGCATTATCGTAGACGCCGATTCCGTCAACAAGGAATACGCGGCGTCTATTGGCAAGACGGTTGCGCAATTGACCGAGCAGGAGAAGAAGCAGGCGCTTGTCAACCGCACCTTGCAAGAGGCGACGGGTAAGACGGCGGTCGTCGCGTCAAGCTACGAGCGCATGGCCGCGTCGATGGCTGACATGAAAGTTGAGCTAGGCGATCTCTTTGCGCCCGCGCTGGCGGCGACGGCAAACCTGATTGCAGATGCGATTGGCGCAATCAACGACCGCATTGACATAGGCGTCGTGGCCGAAAACGCGAAGCAATTTGACGCCGCTGGCTCACAAGTGATGCAAGCCTGGGGCGCATACCGTCAGCAATATGAGGCAGAACTAGCCAAATGGAACAAGGCTTCTGAGTCGTTCCAGCTTATGTATCCGGGCAAGGATGTGGGCGAATTCAAGCCCAACCTCCCCGACATGCCCGGCAGTGACAACAAACTGGGGATGTATTGGGTAACGCTCAAGGGACAGGTGGAGGCCTACAACGAAGCGGCCAAGAAGGTGGGCGCGCCGCAGTTTGATTTGGAACTTATGAAGCGCGCACAGTGGGAAACGACAGAGACCACACACGCCATAAATGATTTGGCGGAGGCGCAAGCAAAGATGGCGGCCGACCTTGCCGCACAATATGCGGCGGTCGCGCCGTTGCAAGCTGCGTACCGTGGCTACGCAGCGATGCTGGGTAGCGTGGCGCAAGCAAGTGCCAGCGCCGGCTTGAGCACGGGCCACACTGCGCAACTGGTTGCGCAGGCGGCGGCGCAATATGACATTCTTGTATCAAAGACAACGACTGCAGCGTCAACAGCCGACGAGCTGGCAGCGGCACAGGCGAACGCGGCAAGCCAGGTTGCATCTGCAATGGATCGCAGCGTCGCGGCACTGGCTGCGCAAGAGGCGGCGGCGCTGGCAAGCCGCGCCAGTGTGGCGAACTTGCACGGCGCGCAGGTGATGGCTTCGGAGTCGGCCACGGGGCTGGGCGTTTCGCTCAACTTTGTGCGCGACGCTGGCTGGGGTGCAAAGAGCGGCATTGACGCGGCTGGCGTTGCGGCTGTCAACGCACAAAGCGGCTTCTACGGCCTTGTCAACGCGGCCGTTGCGGCAAGCCAAGCCATGCGCCAGGCGATGATGGATTCGGCGTCCAACAAGCTGCAAGGCGCTTACATGGGCGCTGTGGGCACGTTGGGCGGCGCGCGTGCATATAACCAATACCAGGATGCGCAGAAGGCGCAAGACGCCTACGCAAAGAGACTTGACGCGCTTGGTGTGCCGACAGAAAAGGCTGCGTTTTTACTTGAGGAATTTAACGCTCGGGTATCCGATGCGGTCAGCACTGAGGTGAACGCTACGGGCGCATCCGGTCGCGCCGCAGCAGGGGCCGCAGCTTTGGCACAGAAAGCCAGCGGCGCAGCGGGCAAGTTGGCAGACGTGGCAAGCAAGGCAGGCGACCTATCCGGCAAGTTGCAAGGCATTCTCGACCAGATACCCGGCCTGACCGGCACGAGTGACGTAACCGAACAGCAGATGGCGGACGCCAAGTTGGGCGTACCGCAAAACTTTGCCGATGACTATCTGCGGCGCCTGACCGACGAAGTGATGAACGGGGTGGACTGGGAAGGCGTAGACATTGGCGACGCGGCTTCACGCGCCGGAATTGACCAGAGCCTGCCCAAAGAAACCATCCTTGCCATGTTCAAGAGCATGTGGGCGGACTCGAGTTTGTTTGCGAACCCGGCTAACCTTGACCTGATTAACATGGATGCGGTGAAGAGCGGCATTACACAGCAAAACAACGCTGCCAGTGGCAAGGCAAACATCATGGCCTTGTTTGGCATCGGTGAGGATGCCACTGTGGCCGCCGTAGCGGGCTTGGGCCTTGAGATACAGAGTGGGCTGGCACAATTCCTCACTGATAACGGCATGGCCGATGCTGGGGCGAAACTGGCGGCGGCAATCGGGACGGGTGTGACGGGTGCGGGCATCGACCTGGGCGGCGGCCTCAACACATGGTCTGACAGCGACGCGGCGGCGTCTGCCGCGGCGACCGTAGGCAGCAAGCTGAGCCCGCTGCTCTCTGCACAAACGATTATCACCCCAACTATCGCCATGCCGGTGCTGCCAGGCACGCTTCCCAACGGCGGCAGCGCGGGGCCAGGCGGCAGCGACGTGGCGGGCGGCGCCAGTGCGTCCGGATGGCTTGGATTGCCGCACAACGCTGCGGGCACATCGTGGTTCGGTGGGGGCTATTCGGTGGTAGGAGAGCACGGCGCTGAACTGGCAAGGCTTGCGCCAGGCGCTATCTACAACGCTCGCGACACGCGACGCATGATAGGCGGCGGCGTGACGGTGAACGCCGTGATCAACAACAACATTGACCAGGCACGCTTTGAGCGCATGCTGCGCGACGTGCTGCGCAAGGGCAGTGTGAGAGCCTAATGCCGCACGCCTACAGCATCACCGACGGCACGACCACAATCAGCCTGACCGGCTCCGGCTCATGGCTGGAGAACTATGGGTTGAAGACGCCACAACCGGACGACGCGACGGTGACTGACACCGTTGACATCATCGTCAACGCGGCCAGCGGTGCGCTGGTGCAGACGCAGACACGGGCAATTGAGGCGTTGCTGACAACGGCGAACCGGCGCAAGAAGAGCGGCACAGGGCCGCGCGTCTTTGTGCAAGCGCAGCTTATCTCTGATGTTGCTGTGTGGCGCTCGGAGATTGTGAACGGCTATTTGGAGCTTGCCGATGATGCGCTGGCGGCCTGGGCCAACAACCAGGTGCGCGCCACTCTATATCTTGAGCGTGTGCCGTGGTGGGAGGGGCCGGAAACCGAACTGCAACTGTCTGCCAACGGGCAGGCCGCGGCGACAGGCGGGCGCACGGTAATCAACAACGGCGCTGCCAACTGGTTGCAAATCGCCTCTGCGCAGGTGGAGGGCGTGGCGCCGGCTCCCGTGCGCGTGCAGCTTGCCAACGCAAGCGGCGCCGCCGTGACGTGGAACAGGATCCACCTGGCGACGAATGCCTTTTGCGATCCGGCCACCTTTGCCTACACGCTGCAAGCGGAGAGCCGCGTCGCGGGCGGCACAACGGCGGCCAATGCCAACGCCAGCGGCGGCAATGAGCTGCGGCTGACCGGTTACGTGAGCGGGCAAACTGTGGACTGGACGCTTTCGGCGGCATTGCTGCAGGACGCGGCGGGGCGCTGGGTGCGCCTGCTTTTGGCGCTGATGCTGCGCAGCGCGACAGATGCGCAAGCGGAGACGGTGCAAGCGCAGATTGTAGATAGCAGCGGCGCTTTTGTGCTGTGGAGCGGCCCGGAAGTCGCGCTGCCCGGACCTGCCGCTTACCGGCCCTTTATCGACCTGGGCGCGCTGCCCTTGCCGCCGGGCGGTTATGACACAAGCTGGGGCGCATTGCGTTTGCGGCTCACCTTCCGGCTTGCGAGCGGGACGGCGACGACCTACCTGGACTACATCCAACTGACGCCGACGGACAGTTATCGGGTTCTGGATATGCGCCCGGCCTCGATTGCGAACGGCGCGCTGATTGTGGACAACGGCTATGACGACGTGGCCTACGTGGAGACGGGCGGCGCGCGCGCGCCTTACGTGGTGCCGCGCGGTGAGCCGCTGCTGGTGTGGCCGGGGCAGTTGCAGCGCATCTATGTGCTGGCGGATCAGATTTCCAGCTACCCCAATATTACAGACACCTTTACGGTGCGCATATGGTACAGGCCGCGTCGCTTGAGCATTTAGCAGGGCGGCGCAAGACAGAAACAGGAGCCTACGATGGAAGTCAACGCAGTAGTGCTATCGACAGTCGTCACCATGTTGGCGCTGGCCATTGCCGCATATGCCATTTTCAAGGCCGGCAACCCGATTACGGCGGCAAGCATTGCAGACGCGCTTGAGGATGCAACCGTGAGCGCAAAGGAGTTGGCCGAAGTCGCGCTGACGGCGGCGGGTGCGGCGGAACAATTGTGGCGTAGCGGCAAGATTGAGCGCGGCGAGCGTCTCGACCACGCCTTTGATTACGTGCGCACATGGTATCCAGATTTGGATGAGGACATGATTATTACGGCTCTTGAGGCCGCCGTGCTTTTCATAAATTCAACCGTCGCCGTGCTGCCCAAGACTGACTAGGCAAAGTTAGGACGCCCCCCCCCGCATGGAGAACGCACTCTTCCAGTGGATCATGACGCAGGTCGGTCTGGCCGGTGTGGCAGGGCTCGCGTTGTGGTTCTCGAATAAGCAGACCGTGGACGCACTGCGGCGCGAGCAAGCGAACGCCGAGCAACTGCGCACGGTCAACGCCGAATTGCTCAAGGTACTGAACGAGAACACACGGGCCATGTCGGCGCTACAGTCGGCCATAGAGGCACTCACGTATGAACGATCTCGACCACAGGCTGCAAGTAATCGAGGCTAGCGCGGTGCGTGAGCGGAAACTCATCATCTCTGCGGCACTGCTGGCGCTCATTGTCAATGCGGTGTTCTTCGCGCTCTTTTTTCGGTGGCCTGCGGACGACTCACTGGTGACGGTTGCCGCCATGAACGCCGACGGGCCGGTGTTGCTGTGCCCCGGCGATACGCTGCGCTACGCCTACACGT